GCTTGGTGCAAAAAAATCCTACCTGCATCGGGAATACAAGGTGTTACTTCAATGTGGAAACTTTTGAAGGAAATGTTAAAGGACCTTTTAATAAAGAGTCTTTGTATAACATTTGCTATAAGTTAGCACATTAAGGTAATTTTTTCAAAGTAGCTAATGAAGAACAATTGTAATCAATTGCAGATAAAGAATTAATTGTTTAGTTTCTACTTTGGAATATTTTAATGCTCAGTAAGAGATATGATACTCTAAAATTTTATCTTAAAGTCTTTAGAAAACATATACCATGGTTATATGGTATTTCATTAAAATATTCAGATGCTATAGAAGTTTAAAGGTAGTTCATTTGTAATTTCAACAGATTGGGATTAAAAGGATCAAAGAAAGAATTCAAAGATTTTAGCATAGATCCAAAGTTTTTTGATACTCCTAGAGGAGAAAATGTAAAGCTCTTAGTAGAGGGTGAAAAATAAAGGTTGATATTTTCAAAGAAAACCTAAATTCCTCTACCAGTCTTATATGAAGGTTTTGTGTTTGTATAGTTGTTAGATGGTTCATTTGCAGCTTTGGAAGATCATTTTACGGACTATTCTACAGTATATTTACATGAGAAACCAATAACTTAAGATTTTTATTTAAAAGGTAAAAATAAAGGAAAAACTAAATCAAAGCCTAAACCAGTAGACTCAGATAGTCAAAGGAAGCCAGCTAATAAAAATTTACCTTAAAATAAGGGTTTTGGAAACAAGGATAAAAGAGAAAACTTTCTTTAATAATAAATCAAATCTGGAAACTATGATCAAGGTAAATATGATAAAGTTTATTCAGTAAAGAAAAAAGATTATTAACCTGAAGAATAGTAAGAAGAATTAGCACCTATGCCAGATAACTTAAAAGTAGCAAAAGAAGAAATGATTATGAGAATTAAATTGTTGAAAGAGGATAGAGAAAGAACTATAAATCTTTACAATTAAATGAAAGATAAAAAAGAGAAAAGATAAAGAAATGAATTTGATACAATATTAGATCTATAAATTAAAGCTAATAAGGAATATAAGAAACTTTATTCGGATACATTTAAGGCCAGCCAAACCTTAATAAATTAAGCATTTTAAAAAGAATCAGAGTTTTGGGTTACTATTAATAAGTCAGGGAGAAGTCCAGCATAAATAACCAGACTCTAAAACTTTTAAGCTGTTAATAAAGATTATCATAAAAAAGTGAAATAATTATTCCAAGATATGAAGCCTGTGTTTTTTGAACCTATACATTACTTTGATAAGAAGTAATAATAGGAAGAAAAAACCTCAGTAGTATCAAAAGCTATATTAAAAACTAAAGCAAATTTTCCAGCATTAAGTAATGACCCTATTATTAAGAAATAAGAGTAGATAAGACCTGATATGAATGTTTATGAAGTTTTGAAAACTAAAAAAATGTTCAAAGATTTTTCAACTCCTAAAGAAAATAAGGAGGATATTAAAGTTTAAGAGAAAATTACTTTAGCTGATGATGTTGTTGTACCAAAATTAGAGATCAAAGAGAAAAATATTCTAGATCAAAGATATTAGAGTATCACAGGTTAACCAGAAATATTGATACCTGTAGTTAGGTACAAATAAAACAGAGGTTCACCTAATATTTATTGTCACCTTTAACCAAATTCAGAGATTAAATGTTTGAATAAAGAAGTGTATTATGTTATTAAGGGAAGAGTTAACTTTGATAAGTAACTAGGTGACTTTAACAAATCTTAAGTATTAATTGTTGCTAAGATAATCTAAAGAAAATTATTAATAAAAGCCAGTTATTAATTGAAAGCTAATGAAAAGAAATTAAGG